GCACAGGCCTACGAACGTAAAACGGAGTTATGTCATGTCCTTGAAAGTAGTGTTTACCACAACTTTCTCTATACGGACCTGTGTGAAACGTCTTCGACAAGTTAGGCGTAAAGCCTGCCTGCCAAAGCCTGTAGCACACAGTCTCCGATTTGTCTGAGGGGACTACTATATCATCCCCATAGACAAGGACACGACTATCCTTCTCGTGAACGGATGCATGGCACACTTGCTGGGCAATAGCCCAAAATATGAGCGTTTCAAGCTCAAAAGTGTAACCATTACCCATCGACGAAAACTTCTGATAAACGAGTTGTTCACCAGAAGGAAGAACGCCAATCGGCGACCGAGCCTGCTCAAGGGCCCAGTACCAATCGTTAGGTAGGAGATAACTTACTAAATCGAACGCCAGAGTATCGCTAGCCATCGAGAGATCGATAGTGGCTAACTCACCAGTCAGGCTCCCTAAAAGGGCGCCCCGCTGATTAGGCGTCTGATCATTCAGATCAACTCCTACGAGCTTAAGACGGTTTCGAATTAAGCGACCGATCCCCTTCTGAATATAAATATTCATACAAGGTTCTTTCGCTATTGTTCTATCCGTCTTAAAGTTCTTCGGAACGACGATTACTCTGTTTCCTTTAACAATCTTAACAAGATTGTTAGGATCCTCTCCGTGAGAACGGACGCCTTGTGTCCAAAGCGGATTCATACGAATTGCGCATGAAGCAAGGACAGAGTTACCTACAGTACTCTCCGGAATACCGGAGTATTTAAAGGCTGCCGCAGCATGTTTCCTAGTGAGACGAGTTGTTGCACCCGGCCCAAAAGCAAAATGCTTGCTGCATCGATCCCACGAGAAAGTGCCTAATGTATCCTTGATACGTATCCGTACTAACTCCCAAAAGGGACAGTACTTAAACGTTTTAGGGATCCAAAAGTTACTCATCTTGCAGGCCTCTTCTGCGGCGTGGAAACGAATCCACGTCGTCTTCTCTTTTTCTGGTGATGGAGTTCCATCATCATACTTGGAGAAGAGCTCTCGAATTAGAAGTGAACCCCTAGCAGCCTCAAGACTGGATAAGTCAAGAGGAGTTTCACGTCCGAGAATTCCGATAGGCGATATGCCATTGGAATCGGCCATGAGCTGGAGGAACTTCTCGTTTGAGAAGCCAAACCTAGTACGATCATTGCGTTTACGCATTGAATTCACGGTCCTTGTTTACAAGGGAAAACGAAGGCAGCTCATCCGATTGCCTTTAAAAGGGCAATAAGAGAAGCTGCCAGCTCCGGCTTCAGTGACAGAACAAGTATTACTACGAGTACTATCACAATGGGCCGGAACTTCCGATCAGCTAGACGCTTGCGCGTCTTAGTAGAACGGTTCAACGTTTTCAACGGAAGCTTGAACCGTCGCATTTGCCAAGAAATTCTTGACGTATGCGAACAGGTTCTTCCGCTCCGCGAGCGTACTTTGCGGGTGAATGTTCAGCGTAAGCTGACCACTCGAATACCGCAACAAGATGGGATTGCCGAGGGCGTCGACACCCATGGTGGGGAGATAGAAACCCCACGTGATCTTCGACGTCGTTCGGCCACCCGCCGGCTCCAACACCTCTTCTGAGATGGTGATGTAGCCGGCAGGCACTCCCGCGGCCCTGTCTGCCCATTTGGCCAAAGAACCGTCAGTCGTGACGGGATTGAACGTATGGGAGGCAGGGGATGCAGCGCCATCATTGATGGCAATAGCAGCAATGGCAGGACACATTACGTGTCTCCTTCAGGTGATTAACCTGTTGTTTATGGACGTTTGTGTAACAGACGACCAAAGACACCGCCAAGTAACGCGATGCCGTTAGCCATATGTCCTAGGGACCGAGGATCTTTAATACTCGGAAAGCTGGGCAGTGGGACACCCGCTTGCGCGGATCTCACTAACTCAACCCATAACTTGCTCTCGGAGAATTGATTCGTATATGAAAAGTTCCCGATGGTAACACTCTGACCCTTGCCCGTCCACTTCACCTTCACGAATGAAGATGTAGAGGTAAAGCAAGGCCCGAAGCCCAAGAGGGCATCGAGCGAGTCAAGATAGCTGCCAACAGGAACAAACCAGTCTACGACGAAACTCCAGGGAACAAGTTCCCAAGCCACAACAAGTGGATTGGTTATGCCCACGGACGACAACGAGATGAGGGCCTCGTTTTGAGGTTGTGCATCTATCCTTACAAGGACGGAATGCATTCCCTTAGCCCCACCAACATAGCGACCGATTGTACCGACAGCAGATTTGCTGATGTCGATCGGTTTCTTGCGGGTGGCCTTCGCTGTGACGTTCCAGTCACTCTTGTTACGCTTACTTAATGCGTCACAAGCTCCATGGATATCGGAGAGCAAAGGTTTCCAGCCGTATTGGAGCTCAAGCCACTGATTCGAGTATTTAAGGCTCGAAGGTGCCTTGTGCTTACGGGAAATGCCGATAATGTCCATTGCTTTACGGGGCGAACCCCGTTTCAATGCCATTATCGACCTCCCTATACGGCTAGCTGTATCACCAACGAGACGTGCGGTTTGCTTTCGCTCACCGAACGCTACTCCGAGATCGACTTTCTTAGATTTCAAATTCAGGCGCGCGCCAATCAAGGCGGCATTTGCCAAATTTGAGTCTTTGACGTCGCTTTCCAAGAGTATCTCGTTGAAGTGGTTAAGGCTATTAAAAGCCGAATTACCACTTAAACCGCCAACGTATCCTGTCCAAGACTGTTGATTCAGACTTGGGGCCGGTATGTAAGCCGACGCACAGAATCCGAGGGCGGTCCTGACCTGCCTAAACAATAAGGAGTAATTAGTCGGCGGGATCCAACCCGTCGGCTTCCTACGTACGACACCCGAGGTGTTCTCCACTGAATTTTCCGCAGAAGCGACAGCATAGGATGTGGTTGTACCACCATCCCAATACTGAACACTCCCAGGATATACGGTGGAGTAATTACTTCGGGGCATACGTAAGACTCCTATTGTGAACATTTAGGCAGCAAGACATATATACCTTTAGGTATATTCGCTAGGAATTCTTTCCCAGCGAGTGGACAGTACGTCCACTGGATAGAGGTCTGTAGGGTCAGAGATCTATACTTCGTATAGAAATCAGCCTTTCAGATCCGTGATCGACGGATCATGACAAACTCCCGACCCCTTCATGGGGAGAGGTAAATATCTTAACTTGTACCTAGCTTACAAGGCTAGCAACTTATTAAGAGAAATATCCTCACTAGGGCGCAACAGACGTG